CTTGGTCGAATACTTTACAACCACTTTCGATTTTTTCCACGGTTTTCGCTGTTGTATTTGGTATTCCGTCTTTCCAGTTTACTTTAAAGTCATCTACTAATCTATACTTCTTCACATGAACAAACCAACCATTCCACGCTTCGTGGACCCACTTGGCCTCATTGGGAAAGCGAACGTCGCTGACAAGATACACAATCTTATCAACAGCAACATCGGCAACATCCATTGTCTCTGCTAGTCGTTGAACCTGTTCCAATTGCCTATGCACTATATCCACCCAATACAAACCATCCTCAGATTCGATTCGGCGTTGGCCCCCCCACCACACAAGAAGTGAGCGCATAATCTTTTTGACCTCAGTATCATCGATAAACACAGACGCAGTAAACCTGTGATTGCGAAGCATCGACTGAACTTCGTCCTTCAATGCATCAGCGAATGCGATACGATGCGCACTATATCCATTTTGGGTAAGAATCTTCTTGGCCACATTTACGAACGTGTCTTTACCACTGCGGGCAAAGCCGCCTACTCCAATGACTTTTAGTTTTCTTTCACTCATAGTTTCTTAATCTTTTCAATGAATCGTTGGTCACACTCTTCCCAGGACAAGTCGCAGTTTTGGATTGGTTGGCGAAGTATCTCAAGAACCTTATGTTTGAAGATTTCGTGTTCAATGGTCATACCACTACCCATTGCTGTCGCCACCAATTTTTCAAATAAGGGAGTTTTTTTGTTCTTTCGTTTATTGCTCATTTTCCATCGCCTTTTCTATTTCTTTGTCGTTTAGTCCCCAACCTCTACAAATATCGGTGAGAGTTTTTACTCCATCAGGAGTCGCTGCCAAAATTTTGGCGTAGTCAATCGCCTCTTTTTCAGAAATCTCAAATCGTTTGGCTACCAATTCAATCAGTTGATTGGTGAACTTATGTTTTTTCTTAGCCTTAATCCACGGGTGATATCGTCTGTCTCTTGGGAATAGAAAACAGAGAACCTGATAAAATTGAGGAGACGGTATTTTATCGAAATAACGATAAGCTATATCTACATCTTCAAGAAATGAGGGATTCATCGACAACGCCCTCAGTATCATAAAATGACTGAAAGTTTTTTGGTCGGCTTCCGAAAGATTTTTGAAGTAATCAGGGTCTTGAATTTCCCTGATATGTTTTACATGGTCAAACAGTCCCAGACTCTTCGGCGTTTCTTGGGACTTCTTTGATACCCTTTTGTTTCTTTTTGCCCCTGTAGATTTCGGCATATACTTTTCTGATTGAGTCGGATAATGCTTTCTGATTGGAATATAACGTATTTAGTTTCTTTTGTAAAGAAGTTATATTCTCTACTACTTCGTCAGCCCATTTATTGAATAAGTCACTGCGCTTTCGCAAAACGATTAGCTGATAAGTCATCAAGAGTAGAATTTCAATGAGGAAAATGAAACTAAACAGGGTCAGTGTTAAAATCATTATCGTCTATTGGAGGAACGCCGTCTTCAGTGCGAATTGAGATAGGAGCGTGTTTGGAAGGCTTTTCCCACTCTTTGAATTTACGGCTTTGTTTGAAGTTTTTGTCTCGGCGGTCACGTTTGAAACCGCTGTTTCTTTTATAAGTCTTCGACATTTTTAATCTTTCATCTATATGTATATTGTACACTATGAACACAAACAAGTCAAATAAAAAAGTGAGTGGTATCTACAAGATTGTTAATATTATTGATGGAAAATATTATATCGGAAGTTCTGATAATATTTTGGGAACTTCCGGAAGGTGGAAAGAACATATGAATGATTTGATAGCAAATAGACATTGTAATAGTTATCTCCAGCGAGCATGGAATAAATATGGATTAAATTCATTTAAACTTATAATAGTTGAAAAAGTCCCCAAAAAAGATTTATTAATTATAGAGCAAAAATACCTTGATATAGCAAAACCGGAATATCATAAAAAAACTTATAATTTATCATTTTTTGCTGCCGGCGGCGGAGGGTTTTTTGGTCATAAACATTCAAAAAAATCTAAACTTCAAACTTCTAAAAAATTAAAAGGTAGAATATCTCCAAACAAGGGAAAAACTCTTTCGTGGATGACTGGAGAAAACCACCACGGATTTAACCATACTATCTACACATTCAAAAATACATATACCAACGAAATATTTACAGGCAAAAGATATAACTTTATAAAAAAATATAACCTATCTGCTCCGCCAATAAAAAATCTCACCCGAGGGAAATCAAAAATTTCTCAAGGATGGATTATTGATAAAAATTAAAAAGCGGAGAGGGTTGCCCTCCGCCCGGTGTTTTCAGTCGGTAAATTTACTGAGCAGCCGCTAAGCGGCGGGCCTTGGTAATGACCTTCTGCAAAACCTGCACCTGACTGAACGTAAGGTCCACGCGCTCTCCATCTTTCTTAATGGTTAGCTTTTGGCCCTCTTTTGATCCCCGGAATGGAACTGAGTAAAATACTCCCAGACCCGAAGCGGTTGAATTACCGGCAAAAGCCGTTTTGTTTTTTCTATTAACTCGTGCGAACATACTTATTTTTTCCTTGTTGTTTGTTGTTTGTTGTTTGTTGTTTGTTGTTATAACCAATGATTTACATTGTCGTACAAATACTATATCATCAAATGAACCACTTTCAAGTTATTTTATCTCCCCACGTCAATAAAATAAGCTTGTTTGGCCTGTTCATAGGTCATATCCACCATACGGTTGTAATATAAAATCTCAGGTTTGAGCCGGTTTTCTTGTTTCATCTTTTTATACCGAGCGATAGCCTTGGGCTTCCACCAATCAACGGCGAACTGAACATCGCCAACCATAGACGATTTCATTTTCAAATCTTTTTCCTCAATCTTCTTACAGAGAAAATCCTTCGTGTTTTCATAAACCGAAGCGTAATAAACTCCTCGGCGATGGCCGTGATTGTAGCTGGATTGTTTGATGCCCAACTCATTGAAAATCATGTGAAGCACCCGCATCTTGGCGCTGGTGACGGGGCCTGAGACGCCTTCTTTCTGGGTCATTCGTCGGTCATACTCTTCTTTACGATGTTTCTTTATCCAATCATGCCACAGTTCGTAATACTTTTCGTCAGGCTTAATGGCGATTTTTCCAGCCGACTCACCGCATTCGTGCCAGGCAGGCAGGCGTGTGTACATGGATGGAATACCGTAAAGAGATGTAGTCGTCACACCCACGATAAGGTCAGCATATACAGTTTTCCAAGCATTCCTCATAACAGAGGTGGGAACCAAAGAAGCGATGAACTTTCCGCCCAAAAAGTTGTAACCCAACGGTTGAGTCGATGCGATAGTCGTCGCAATACAAGAATAATTGAGCAGATGGTCTTTAATCCGATTATCATGTGTCCAACCAATATAGTCATCTCTATCTTTGATGGAAATAACGTCACTGGCGACAGAGAAAAATCCAAGTATCTGATTGGTTACTTCATCCATCACAAGAAACTTGAGAAATCGACAGGGAGCCTGAATGTGTTCTGCGCTATGACTGAAAATGCGGAGATTCAACCAGTCTTCATTATCCGATTCAACATTCTTAGTTAAGAGAGTACAAAGAACTTTGGGTTTAAGAGCCTCAATCTCTTTTATCGTCCCTTCTTCGTCATTCAAGTCGTTTGGGCGCCAAATACGGGCTTTGGTTCGGCCGGCATTGGCAATCTTATCCCTACAGGTAACAATTTCATTATACTTTTTTACAAAAGTAAATTCTTCAACAGAGCAAGATTTCAGCCAGTCCAAATTAGCAATGACCGCCTTTTTTTCGGCTTCGAAATCGAACGTTTCTTTACCAAAAAACTCGTTTCTTGCTTCATCTGAATTCATATGTATATTTGTATGCAACTTAAAAGAATAGACCCCAAGGCAGTAATATACCATTATTTTGAACTGTCAGCAAGTGAGTTTTCATTGTTTGATGACGAACTGGATATGCCTGTAGCGTACGGTAGTCGGAATCTTGTGGATGCGACTGTGAGAAATTTGCCTCCAAAAGTAACTGTAGCCTATTACAAACGGGATGGAGCAGATAAAATTTCATTCAAGAAAAAGGCTTTCTATGAAGGGAAAGCCGTAAAAGTCGGTAAAACACTTGGAAATCCGCCAAATGCTATTCCGTCGCAACCACAGGGTTAATGGTAAATTCACACTTAAAAAATCGAGCGGTGTCTCTAAAAACCATATCCAAATCAATGACGGTTTCTTCCAGCGACACTAAAACGAGCACTTTTTCTTGAGTGTCGAGAACGCCGAATATACGGGCAGGGGTAAATGCCGATTCTTTGTTTTGTTTTTTGCCCATATATTCAGCGTCAATGACTTAAACTGTTACCGAATTCGTTTCATTAAGCGTAATCGGAATCGTAGCAGGATTGACCGGAGCAGGCGCATTGGTGATTTCCATGACAGCAATCAATAAGGTTTCTGCCTTCAGTTGAATACTATCAACCTTAGCCTTATCCAACACAGATTGTTTCACGGGACGCATAGCAAATACTTTTTCAGGTCTTCCTTTACCACCATTTTTGGCGCCGATTTCTGCGACAGAATTTTGTTCGGTAATCGCCCTATTCAAGCGAACACGAATTGTTATGTCGGAACACTTGGGGGGTAATGTAAGCATGTGTTGATTCATTGCAACTAACTCTTTTATGGTAAAGTATCCATTGTTAGAGGGCCATGTAATCACTTGCTTTGTTT